GCTCTGGCTCTGGCTCTTGCTCTGGCTCTGGCTCTGGCTCTGGCTCTGGCTCTGGCTCTGGCTCTGGCTCTGGCTCTGGCTCTGGCTCTGGCTCTGGCAGAGCAGCAGTACCGTCTTCAACCAGTTCTGCATAGCCTTTTTTAATCAACTCACGACCATGCTGCTCGTCGGTCTCAATGGTGTTGCCTTCAGAAACGACCGTGCCGCCGAAGTAGTTCGGTTTAATCAGAAGCAGTTTCATATATAACTCCCGGAAAGGCGGCCCGGAGGCCGCCGTTGCTGTTACGCAGCTGCAGCAGGTGCGGTAAAGGAACCGTAAACGAACGCTTCAGGACGCTTAACGGCCAGCGCCAGACGCTCTTCACAACGGATTGAGATCATGTTTTTCTCAAAGTCGTCGGCGTTTTCGGTGGAGATGACCACGTTGGCATCTTCGCGGTCGAAAATCTGCGCACCGGCATTGAATGCGCCGGTCAGGAATTTACCCTGGAACGCAGCCGCTTCGGTCGCGACAACCGGCAGACCCCACAGGGTAGGACCGGTCAGCGCTGCCGGGTTCGCCAGAATGTAGCGGCCCAGCGTATCTTTAGTCAGCTCGATCTTCGCCCAGTCGATGAAGTGCAGAACATGACCGGAGGCCGGGAAGCGTGCCAGCTGCGCCTGCAGCATAGCCAGTCGCAGGTCGTCGATACCGCTCTGATTCGCCACGCTGAAAGCAGCGGCGTATGCAGATGCCTGCGGAACGATGCCGTTCAGGTGCGTGCCGGTGCCGTCACCGAACAGAATCTCCTGCTCTTCAACATACTTCAGGCCGTATCGCAGCTCTGCGTCAATCGTGGACTGCAGCTGCGGCATATCGTCCAGAATCTGCTTGGCGGCTTTGAACAGGTGCGCAATGGTGCGAACCGGCGTGATTTTTTCCGCAAAGGTAATATCGCTGTACGGCTTGGTGGTGTTCTCAGCGACGGTCGCAGCCTTATTGGTAAAGCCGGTCTGCTGAACCCAGTAGATGGTATTGGACTCAGTACGGCCCGGCGCAATCAGGTCGCGGATAAACAGGCGCTGTTTAGGCTGCTGATCGATGCCCGGCAGGCGGTCAGGCGCTACAATCTGTCCCGGCACGTTGACGGACAGCAGGGCCGCCTTAACGGGAATACTCAGGCGCTTATTGCCTTCAATGCTGGCTGAGAACGCTTTCAGCGCTTCGGAGGAAACTACCTGACCACCCACGGTTTCGATGACGTTTTTCGCATTTGCCAGCGGCATCTGCGCAACGTGCTGCTCCAGATCACCCAGCGCCGCCTTCAGCGTTTTCTCTGCTTCACGCATGGCGTTAAGTTCACTCGCCATCTTATCGACTGCTGCTTTGGTTTCTGTTGACAGCGAACCTGATTTTTTTGCCTCGGCCAGCGCTTCTTCAGCCTTCGCGTTGAACTTGCCGCTGGCTTCGTTGATGCTGGCAGTAACCTGTTTCAGAACTTCATTTACTTCAGACATTGTTAATCCTTATTTGCCGAACGCGGCCAGCGCGTTTTTAAGTTGTGCCATATTTTCAGGGTTAATTTCGTCGGTAGCGCCCGGCATACCTTCAGGGGTGGCAGCAGCGCCTGGCTTGCCGCCGGTTAATGCTTTAAGAAGTTTTCGGCGCTCGGAGCGCGGGGTGTCGGTTTTAGCCAGCAAAGCATCCAGCTTGCGCAGCGCGGCTGCAGGGCTGTCGTCACCGTCAGTGATTTCATCTGCCGCCAGCAGGCGATCTGCAAAACCTTTTTCAACCGCATCACTGCCGCCGATGTATGTTTCAGCATCCATCATCGCGTCGATGGTGGCAGCATCCAGACCGGTGCGTGCGCCATAGATGTCGTTCATCGCCTTGTCGAAAGGCACCATGTCCGCCGCAATCTGCTGCAGGTCGTGACGGTTGCCCATCGCATACACCCAGCAGTTATGGATCATCAGGAAGGCACCGCGGCCAATCTGAACCTCGTCACCGGCCATTGCGATGATCGACGCAGCAGAAGCAGCGAGGCCCAGTACCTTGACGGTGACTTTTCCCTCGTACTCGCGCAGCAGGTTATAAATTGCCAGGCCTTCGAACATATCGCCGCCCGGCGAATTGATGTTCACAGTCACATCAGCACCGCCGATTGCGCGCAGTGCCGCTGCGATGCGGCTGGCGGTAACGCCGTCGCCGTACCAGTCAGCACCAATGACGTCGAACACGGAAATGCTGTTGTCATCACTCTTTGCGGCTTTTATACCGCCGTTCCAGCGCTCCATTGCGGAGGACGGCAAATCGCGATTTTCGCGCGCAAAAGGCCGCCCCTCCGGCGCTGCCGGAAGACTTTTTACTGTCATTGGGGTTGCTCCTAAGCCGCCTGTTTAAGCGGTGATTGTTCTAAAGGAATGTCCGGGAAAACGGCATCGTGGACTTCGCGCAGCAGCTTAGCGTTTACCGCCTGACTGTTTTTGCGCAGGTCTTCAAGCGGGGTCAGGTTCAACTGCACGGTGTAGATATCACCACCTTCAATCGGCGGCAGATTCTCCAGGCGGCGCACATCATTACGGGACATCCAGCCGTTCTGCAGCGCGGTGGTGTAATAAGCGGAGCGTCCGGCGCTATCGGCACGAAGCAGACCTTCAACGGAGAACTCAGCAAACAGGTCTTCATCACCATTCAGCAGACAGCGTGATATCTCCTGCTCAATGTTCACCAGCATCGGGCGCAGCGTATTCGTCAGGAACAGCAGGTTCATGCCTTCAACGCTCGAAGCCCAGCTGCTCTGCTTATCAACGTGACCGACCATAAACGGCGGCACGCGGAACCAGCGGCAGATTTCCTCAATGCTGAACGATCGTGACTCCAGCATCTGAGCATCTTCAGGGTTAAGGGTAATGCCCTGATAGGACATGTCGCCCTCAAGGACCATCACCTTACCGGCGTTTTTTGAACCAACGAACCGGTTGAGGTTTTCGCGGTTCTTCTGACGCTGCTCTTTGGTCAGCAGGTTCTTTGAAAGAAAGAAGCCTGAGGTCTGAATGCCGTTTTCAAAAATTTTTGCGGCTGACTCTTCAACCGCCATCGCTGCACCAAACACGTCGCGCCCGGTGCGCATCGGCATCATTCCGCACACGCCATCCAGACCAAACCCCCGGATGTGCATCATGTTTTTAACCGGAATGATGCGCGGAACGCCCTTCTCTGTGTAAGTATATTGCAGCTCCCCGCTGTCGAGACGCTCCACCTTCATGCTCTGAGGAAGCAGCGGCACCAGAGAAACCAGCTTCTGACCGATCATCTTTTTCTCAACGTAGGCGTTACCGCGCAGGCAGATGCTGGCAACAACCATCAGCATAAAGCGCGATGGCGTCATTTCGCTGTTCGGACGGCGGCACAGCAGCTGATAAGCAGGATGATTGAGCGCCAGCTTGCGGGAGCCGTCAGAGGCACGCTCGTATACCTTCATTGGCAGGGTTGAGACTGACTCGCTCAGCAGGCGCACACAGGCCCAGACTGAGGCTAACGCGAGCGCTTTCTCTGCTGTCACTACCTTTCCGCTGCTGCTTGCGCCGTACCACTCCTGCCAGAACGCAGCATCATTGAGTCCTATCGACTCACCGAGCCAGTTAACAATCGCGCTCTTGATGCGACCCGGCTGTTTTTTTTCCTTCATCAGATACCTACCATGATCGGGTCATCAAAAAAGTCATCAGGATCGCCGCTATCCACCAGCACCGCATCCTCTGCTGCGCCGATCGCCATAGCCGAAGCCACCACGCCATCGATGCGGCCGGTACTTTTCTTTTTGGCAAATATGCGGTTGTCCTTCTGGTCAGCCTCAAGTACCGCACAGGCGGCATTCCAGCGCAGGCAGGGATTGGGCCGGATAGTTAGCACCCGGTTATTAAGATGCTCCTCAAACAGCTCGATAGAGCGCGGCATCCACAGCCCGGACTCCTGAGCCTTGTAAAATCCCTGACCATGCGGAACAAGGTCAACGCTCACAGACTCGCTTTCCAGCTCGGGCTCCAGATATTTAATACGGTACTGGTCAAACGCGATGCACTTAATATCGTATCTGGCCGCCAGTTCACCGATACGCACCGCGACAAATCCATAGTTGACCGCTTTACCTGGCGGCGCGTGAATAAAGCCGTTACGCAGCCAGGCGTCATAAGGAACGTGGTCAGTTTTGGCGCGCTCAAGCAGCGAATCTTTCGGCGTCCAGAACTCAACTAAAAGCTTTTTGGATTTCGGAAAGTAAAGCGCCAGCGCCGTAAGGTCCCGGGAGCCAGACAGGTCCAGCCCGCCATAGCACTCCTCACCTGCCAAATCCTCGGGATCGAAGTCCTGTTCGCAGTTCATCCAGGTATCGCTGTCAATCCACGGATCGGACGCTTCCACCCACTGGCAGAAGTTCAGGCGGCGGACGATGCTTTCTTTCGACGGCATGCCGCGCGCCTGCGTCACCTGCTCCCGCAGATATTTATCCGTGAAGGTCTGACCCAGCGACGGGTTAGCCTTACCCCAGCAGGTTTCATCCTTAAACGGGTCATCGCCCTCATCCAGTGAACAGATGAAGCTGAAAAAGCTGTCATCCTCCAGATCACCGGCAGCAACCTTGCGCCCGTACTCATGGTACTCATAACAGACGCTGGTTTTATCATGGCCGCTGTTGGTGATGAGGAACATCAGCGCCTGACGGCGGCCTTTAGTACCGGCACGCATCATCTCAACAACGGCATTCGTTTTGTGCTCATGCACTTCGTCAATCAGTGCGCCATGCGGGCGCGGTCCTGACTGACCGTCATCGGAACTGATCGGCTTGAAGAAAGAGCCCGTCTGCAGGAACGCAAGGTTCCATACGTTCAGCCCTGTGCCGGATTTCGTAATGCGCTGCGCAAGCGCGGGCGACTGATCGACCATCGTTACCGCATCGCGGAACAGGATCATCGCCTGGTCTTTTTTCGTGGCCGCAGCGTACACTTCAGCGCGTGGCTCTTTATCCGCCATCAGCAGGTAAAGACCAACACCGCCCGCCAGTGGCGACTTACCCGACCCCTTACCGGACTCGATGTAACTCATGCGAAAGCGACGCGTGCCGTCCTCCGCCTTCCAGCCGAACAGGGAGCCAACGATGAAACACTGCCACGGCAGCAGGATGAAAGGCTTTCCCTCATGCTCACCGCCGTTGAGCTTCAGAACCTGAGCGAAGAAATTAGCAACGCGCGTTACGGCTTCAACATCCCAGAACAGTCCACGCTTCGGACCCTCTTCCAGATCACGGAGGTGTCGGGCGCATGCCGCGCGGATGTCTGGCCCGGCAATAATCGCGCCGCTGGTAACGTCCATTGCATATTGCGTCGCCGGGTCAACCAAAGAACTGGTTGAGCGGGTCTTCTTCTTTTTCTCCACCATTCACGTTCACCTTTGACCGGGCAGCCGGAGTCAGGCCGAACTCTACCAGGTAACTTTTAAACCGCCGGTCTGCATCAGCCAGCATTGAAACAGCCGGATTGGCCTTTATCAGAAATCCACCTTCAGTCTGGACCGTATAGGTTCTGCCCTCATCAGCAATTGTGATCCGCAGCTGAAGAATATCAGCGTAGATATCGCAGAGCCTTTCCAGCGCGAGAACGTCGGCGACGGTCAGCACGCCCATTCCATCAAGTAGAACGGTCAGTTTTCCCCACGCCACCTTCCCCCAGTCGGTGAGATGTGACGGCGGGCTTGGGATTTCTTTTGCGGGTGAAGGTTCTTTGTCGTTGAGTTTTCGCTTGCCCGGATTGCCGGTGACGACTTTAAGGTGGGTCGGTTTTGGTCGTCTACCGGCCATAAAAACCTCCCAGAAAAAAACTTTTCATTTCGCGGTTGTGCATAAAGAGGGGGGCGGGCGGTCAGGAGGTCGATTACCTCTGAACTCTTAACCCACCCCACCCCTGCTTATTTGATTGAATAAAATACAGTCCAAATGGTTACCGCTATAATTCCTGGATAACCTAATAAAAAAGTGAACAATATTACTGATGTATGAAACATCGCTGACTTAGATCTCTGATGCTTATCGCGTAGGCCTTCACAAAGAGATACCACATGTCCTATCCAGTAAAAAAAGAGAATAACACCACAGAGCATCCCCAATATTGTAAAAATGTTTGAGGACAAAAAATTTCCCTTTTTATGGATCAAGTAAGCCACTGAAGCTAACGCTGCATAAGCCGCCAAATACCCCGAGGAGTCATTAACGAGCTTAGTCATTACTGCTGAGGCTTCTCCACGCTGCAACATAAATTCATATCCAAACAGTTAAAATGAATTCATAACATATTGGAAATTAATGATTGTATGCAAACTCTTCGTCCTGACTCAGGGATTTATACTTTTATACCAGTGTGACTGTAGATCGAGCGGCAGCCCGTTCTCATCGCATCCAATCACGTGACCACGCTTCTCTTCACGCTGCTTAGTAGAGTCATGATGCTGCTTACAGAGGGGTTGCCAGTTGGTCTTGTCCCAGAAGAGCTTCTGAGCCTTAGCTATCTCGTCCTGTTTGCCGCCGTTGATCGCCTCCTTCAGCCGATGTGGCTTAATGTGGTCAACTACAGCAGCTGCCACTGCCATGCCCTGCCTTTGGCACATGACGCAGAGGGGATGAGATTTCAGGAATGACAGTCTGGCTTTGTCCCAGCGACTGTTGTAAATGCGTGGCTCGGACATATTTTCTCCAATAAAAAACCGCCCTGAGGCGGTTTACTTACTTAATTGTTAATTAAACTTTACTAGCAGCTGAATCCAGCTCTTCGCAAGAGGTAACTCTGATATTTTTGTCATCAACTATATTGCAACTATGCGCGCTATCCAACACGACCGAGCGCGCATTTTTCACTAACTCATCAATATCAACACTTGACGATTTTGCTGCTGCTAATACGGCAATCAATGCCTGCTCAAGGGCTATTTCTCTATCAGTCATTTTCAGTTCTCCATGTGTGAGACTGAATTATAGTCAAGATGTCATAACCCTACACTGCGTGACTAACCGCTATCACTTTTCGGAAGTTGCCCCTTTGTTCAAAGGTTTATCCTTGTATGAGCTTTCAGGAAAAGTCACTAAAGTATGAGCTTCTATATTCATACGCGCTATCTCAGATATCTCGAATGCAGAAAGACCAAAGGTAATAAATTTGTAAGGCTCAAGCGCGTCGTCGCTGCCAAGCAAATGCTTTCTGACCCGACTAAAAAACTCACGTTGATCTATTGCATTTTCGCTATGAGACAATACTAAAGAAAGCTCAGTAGCAAGGTCAGCGGGGAGCCACAGGAAAGCTTCATTTGTAAGTTGCCTTAACTTCTTCATATCCTGCGGGTTACTCATCCACTCAGCCATTAATTCTGCGATTAGAGCTGATTTCATCCTTATCTCATGATGTCTTTTTTGGTCTTCATTTGCCTTTGTATACGCGTCCTGAATGCTTGCTAGCATTACGTCATAATCATGCTTTACAGCATACTGAACAGTGTTTTTAAGCCATGTTTTACCAATAAAGAATCCTACAACTAAGACCATCAGCAATACCAGATTTGTTGCGATCAATACAGCTTCCATACCTTTGCTCCACGCCGTTGAGTGGGCAATATTATTCCATGAAAAAGATCATTTAAGGCACTGTTCATTGATGTATTGCTGGAGATATCTCACTTTGGCTTGGTCGCTAATAATTCCGGCTCGGATATCGAGAACGTTTGATCCAGCACCTGAAGAGAGTTCGACGGTTTCTGCATTGCCCACGCTGCCGGATGCGGTGGATTGCGATTTACATTCACCTGCGACCCGCACCCGGCTACCAGCAGCCAGCTTAGCGCGAAGCCTGTCATTTTCAGTATTCGCATCATCTAGCTCCTTCGTGTATTTCTCATCGAGTGCGGCCACATCACGCTGGCGTGTCTGCATATCGGTGATGGTGTCATTCGCCAGCTTGAGATTACCGGTTGCGGTGTCACGCTGCGCCTTGTAGTCAATGGCATTGCCGCGGTAGTAGAGCGCAAACGCCGTCGAGGTGGCAATAGCAACGATAATCAGCAGCGCTAACGCCAGTAGCAGCTTAGCCTTTAAGGTCATCGACACTCTCCGCCAGACACAATGAGCGTTCCATGTCTCGCCGGTTCATCAGTCCCCGCCACTTCATGCCACCGGCATACACCCAGCGGCGTAGTTCTTCGCAGGCTCCATCAACATCACCTGAGTTCAGGCGCTTTAACAGAGTCGACTTGGAGAATGCGCTGGAGCCAACGTTGTAGGTGAAGCTGTACAGCGCGGCACGCTGATATTCACCCAGTGGAATTTTGACCATCCCATCAACCGCCTTCTTTACTGGCTGCAGGTCATTCCACATCAGGCGATCGCATTCGCGGTCGGTGTACTTCTTGCCTTTGATGATATCGGTGCCGGTGTGACCGTCGCAGACGGTCCAGACGCCAGCCACATCTTTGTAAGGCTCATATACCCGCCCTTCTACCCCATCCTTTCCGCCGAGGAATACCGTAGCGATAGCCATAGCTCCGCCACCCGCGACAGCAATAAGCTTATTGCGCAGGCTGTTTGACATAGCCATGGGTTATTCCTCGTTGATGTCTGGTGCTGTGGGCCAGCGCTGAAGAGCTTTGATTTGCGCCAGGGTGGCCTTGCGCTTGTAGTACCAGTTGATGCCGAGCGTGAACAGCGCGACCAGAATACCGGCCAGGACGCCTACAGCACTCCATTCATCGGGACTCAACCGGGTCAGCAGACCATTGGCGATCGTCCCGGCAGATGCGCCATAAGCTGCGCCTGAAGCCAGTTTGCTCATATCGATACTCATATCACCTCCGTAATTACGGGCGGTGCAGTCGGTAGTCAGAAGAAAATTGCGCAACGCCACGGTGTCAAAAGTGTGTGTGGAGACTGATTGGCGTGCGCAAGAACGAAAAAAGGCCGCTCTCTGGCGACCTCTTTGAATAGGAACCCTGACGCTATAGCGGTAATAGCCTTGCCCGTCGGCAACAGGGTTAATTTTGTATACTCTGTAGAAAATAAAAAGTTTCTATCTTTTGCACGGGATATTTTAAACAAAAAACGCCTCCAGGCTGGTGAGGCCCGAGGCGTTTGACATCCACATTTGGAACTGATTTTTAGCAGATAAGCTGCACTGCTTGATAATCGACCTTATCAGATTACTAAGGAAAATGCGGACCGCGTTAGAGGTTTTTTAATATTTTTTTTCGGCGTCAGTTCGTCGTCCATATCAAGCCGCACATCGAGCATTGCCAAGCATCCCTCAATAAAGCCTTCGGCCATCTGAATTTCAATTCTAACTATCTTTTCATCACGCTTTGCCTGCTTAGCCAGGGTGCGCTTTGAGATATTGAAAAAGTAATGAAGCACAATGATCGCATGCTCATCCGGGCGCTTAGCTTTAAGCCGTGACAGGCAACCTTCAATAATCAGCCCGTCTCCATCGCTACATGTAAGCGTTAACTTTGATTTTTGCGGCAGCAGCCCTTTAAATCCAGCTGCGATTGCAGAGTAATCGACACCGCTGCTGTCTGATTTAGCCCATCCCGCCCAACGCTCTAATACCTGTGACATGTCACGCATGTTTAATCCTCTCCACACACTTTATTTTTTGTCTGTCCCAATCACTCCGACTGCAATCGCGTGATCGAGGAACCTGAACAGCAGCTCAATCTGGCTGCCGTACTTCGCTTCAAACGCTTTCATATCCCGGTGCAGTTCATCGTGATGCGCTCTGCATAGCGGTATCACGAATAAATCATGCGCCTTGGTTCCCATTCCCCCCTGTCCGTGTCCAATGATGTGATGAGGATCGTCAGCCTGCCTGCCGCAACATGCGCAGCTCTGTGACTTAACCCATCGTGTGTATTTCTCATTCTCCCAGCGCTTACGCTTGGGCCGTCTCATGAAAGATTCCGGTGATTCCGGGTCGGCACGAAGGCTGATTATCTTTTTGACGACCAGGGCTGCGTCCTGAATCACCTCGCGGGCAGGTCGCGCCGGAACAATGCAAGCCTCTTTCAGCTCGCCAGCCAGGACAGGCTCTTTCGGCATTCGCAGAACGCGCCGGGCTGGTGCCTCCGGTATTAGGTCAATTACATCATTCAGGGTCGCCCACCAGCACAGCTCCGGAAGGGTCAGAAGGTGATCCACTGGTAATGCCAGCTGGTGGCACGCGGCCCGGATTATCCAGAGAGCGGTGTTGCTCTTTGCGATGCTCTCAACCTTACCGGGTACACCATTTTCCCTGAACTCATTATCGTGGCTGTAGCATAGAGACACCAGGCCGTTTTCAGTTTCTGACACAGTAAACTCATGATGATGCCACGTTCCGGGCTGCTCCCACTGGCAACAGCTGAAAGACTGGACGAAGGATGCCAGCGCATTCAGCCCACCAGCGGCTTTAACCACGCGTTCATGACTGAAGAAAGGAATGAGTGAGGGCTCATCGAGTAAAGGCTGTGTGCCGTCATTCAGGCGGCCTGATGGCATGTCTGCCATATCCAGTGTCGGCGTGCTGATTACCACCCTGCCCTGAAAGAGCCTTAACAGCTCAGGACCAGGTTTGAGCAGGACAATACCTGTGCGCGGTGCTACCTCTGGTGTAAGTAAAGCTCTCACTCAGCACTACCAGCAGCTTTATGCGCCGTCCATAGCCCACCAATCCACTGAACGCCCTTAGCGGTGAAGCGGGACTGACTGAACGCATAGTTGGAATCGGTAGTGGTGCCAGTTCTGACTTCAAACCGCCCCGCTTCGATGTGCTGACTATAGGGTGTCAGCACACCACTGAGTCGGTACATGATCCGGCTCTCAATCAGGAACAGTCGTGATTCAGGCTCTTTGGCTTCAAGAAGTTTTGACACCTGGCGGAATGTCATTGAACCTGAAGCCGTAACATAACGGTCCACGAAAGCGACCTTTGGCGCGGCTTCAGTAAGCTGAATCTGCAGGCGCTCTTTCTCTTCCTCCATCTCAGCGGCCAGGCGAAGTGCTTCGGCAAATGTCTGTGGAATTTTAACGGGCTGGTTACTTTCAAGCTCCTGCCAGCGGTCAACAAGTCGGGCAGTGAACTCAGGGGAGAGCTGGGCGACAACGATAATACTGTCTCGCTTGCCCTTTTCACCGGAGAAAACATACACCTGACGCTGAACCGGAAGTTGTAAATTATTGATTTCTTCGACAACCTCAATTTGAGGGGAGGTGATAACACCATTCTGAATGAGCGTTGCGATAGTGCGGCGCACGTTGTCATAACGCTTATCGACCATACGGGCGATCTCAGCGCTGTTGATGCCGGGAATGGCATTGAAAGGACGTGATGGCACTAAGCCACCAGAAATCTGGTTAAGCATGTTTTTCTCTCCACACACTGGAACATCATTTTTAAATGGCCCCGCCCCATCACCTGCAAGTAAAAGGGCCCGACCTATACAGTAAGCATCTGTTCTATGCCTTAAGCATCTATACTAAAATGCCATTGAAATTCATTCCACAATATTCCTTTTATCCATTATAGCTACTTTTAATCTATCTAATTTGATGCCGAGCAACAAATAATAATTAAAAATATCTATTGTTATTTTAAACAACCCTTCTGGACATTCGATTTTTATAATAACTTCCCCACTGAAAAAATTAGCTGTATTTAACGCAAAGGTTTCATTGATGTTATCCTTTATTTTAGGATGGAAACGCGGTTAGAAGACATTTGGAGTATTTCGGATCTGGCTAATGAACTCATCAAAAACCTTTTGGTTAAGAAGCTCCATTTCATAATCTATATTCTTTTTTGAATGCATTACAAATTTATGCTGCAACTCAATGTAATTTATTAAAGAAACCATCTCTTTATATAACTCATTATAATGTGAGTCTGATGATTGATCCATAAAGACTGATCTTTCATCACTTTCCTCTTTACCTAGCAACAGACACCAGTAAATATCTGCACAGAACAGCGCCTTTAAAGCTAGAACAGTCAAACCTAAAATCTCGTGCCCCACAATATCTGTTGTAGGATCTTTTTGATGATTAATAAAAATAGCTATAAAGGCGCAACGTATAAATTGAGCTCTTAACACAGGATTCGGGTGATTACCCAAAGAGTGTATTCTTTCAGAATATAAGCCGTTATTATTATGATGCAAGATAAGAAATAACACATTTAACCCACAATGAAGAAAATATGCATTACCGGAATCAATGAATTTATTCTTTCTTGTAATGTATGCAAATGTTAGATCCATAGCCTGTAGGTCAGCAAGGATCTCACGTGCTTGTTGTTGTTTGTTCTTTTCTTCAATGGCATCTGCATTAAAATTACTTTTAATAAGGTCATGACTTTGAAAGTGATGAGAAATCTCGTGAAAAAATAAGAATGTTAAAGTTAACTCAAACATGATAAATCTAGCTAAAGTATTATTTTCCTCAAAACTTTCTTGCAAGAATGGTTTTTCTTTCAAAACCTCATTATATTTTTCAATAGCTTCCTTTGTTTTTTCCTTGGAAAAATCTGAAGCATAATGCCTTTTAATTCTTGGAACTCCATTCTCAACATGAAACAACACTCTGCTTCTGAATTGATACCTTAGGTAGGCAACATAACTTTCTAGCTCATCGATATCACTCATCTCAGATTTATAAAGAGGAAAAAGCATGCAATTGCGATATATCTCTTGAATTAAAGCATAATTTATCACAACAGTATTTTTTTCGTAATTAAAACCTGCATTTAAATTGTATGAATTTTCACGAATCGTGAATTTTATCTCCCTCTTAACCTTATGGCTTTCTTCAGCCCATTTACACAAATTAGTAAGAACATCAGATGCATACTCACTAATTTTTAGATTATCGTAAACTTCAACCCCTGTGAAATAAGAGCTATTTAATGGCATATGGAGACCTTCTTTTTTGAAAACTACCTATAAGTTACATTTAAAAGTGAAGCACTGCTAGACTGCGAAATCCAATCTACTAAGCTGGTTGGATTTTAACAACCTCACACACTTGCAAGCTGCTGACTGTTTATGTCATCGTGAAACCCACGCATCATCTAGTATATTTAAAATATCATCATCTTTTTTATTAGAATAGCTTCTATAATAAAAGAATGTCCAGATTAATATTTTACCGATGTGAAATATTTAATGATAACCTTAGCTTCGTCACACTTAACTTGATTTTCTCACATAACGGTAATTAGCTTCATTAAGCTTCCATATGCCTAAATACCCGCATGTGTAATACTATCAAAGGTTTCCTAGGATTAGTTATCAAGATCGCGCTGTCGCTTGTCTGGCGGGACGAGCAGCATGCTTACCTCTACGTTCACTGTAATCGGCGCTGGACGACGCTTTAGTTGTTCCATGACGCACGCCAAAGCGTTGGAGCGGAAACAGCGCCCGGAGGCGCTGATCAATACTCCCTTTCTGGTGTTACGCCAGTACGTGTTAACGCTTGGCGGGAACGGGAGAGTTAACTTCATGCCGCGCTCTCTCCAACATCCGGAATTGTCATCTGCCCGGCCACTTCATGAACTGCCTGACGCAGCATGCGGATGTTTGACCAGCAATCACGGTTGGTTTGCTCCACCAGCGCGATAAACTCCTGAACAGGGCATGGCTTGTCCTGGCGAACTTCAGACAACACTGCTGAGAAGCGCATCAGTTGCTCTGTTACCATTTCTGAATCATCGTGCTGCTCTGAAAGCCACAACTTCAGTTCAAGATCGTTCTGGTGCTGCTTGATGAGGCGCACTGCACTCGTAATCGTCTCTGCCGGAACTGTCACGCAAGTGGGATTCTCAACGGAGTCTGCCGCCCAGGTATGCGCCCATTTGGATTCGCTGTAGGTGTACTCAGCTTTCATTTTGAACGCAGCAATAACGCAGGCCCATACTTCAACGCCACTCTGCTCCAGTATTTCGTGTTTCAGCAGCGGCAGGTCATCACCCGCTTCGGGCTTTGGTTCAGCCGTTACCGGTTGTTCGCTAACTGATTGTGTGGCGCCGTAGTGCTCTTTGGCGATTAGCACAATATCCATTAGCTCCGCCGCCTGAAGGTCAGTCTCAAATTTCAGCGTAATGCGAGCTGTCTCATCGCACAACTCTGTCTGACAGTGTTTAGCAATCAGCTCTGCCAACTTCCGCGCCTGTGCTGCGCTGAACTGCGGCATCGCGTCGGTCTTGGTCAGCTTCTTCTTACCCGCCGCTTTGGCCTTCTGCATTTGCTCCTGAGCAACAGTAGAGGCTTTCACACCATGCTCGCGCTGCAGGGCCACTGCTGTAGTCGCGGCCACTTCCCCAGACTTCACCATCTCAATCAATGGTTCACCAACGGTCAGCAACTGAAGGTGTTGCTCAACATCGGTGATCGAACGCTTCACCTTTGCCGCAATCTCGCCGGGTTCCAAACCCTGATTAATGAGGCGCTGGTATGCTGCTGCACGTTCCAGCGGTAACAGGGCGCGGCCCTGACTGCTGGTAACCATGAACGCGACGCTATCAGCTTCGTTGCCCACGAAGTCTTTACACTCAAGGCGCAGCGTATAGCCTGCTTCCTGTGCCAGCTTCGCACCGTAATAGCGGTGATGGCCGTCGATGATCTTAATGCCCTTCTCAGTGACCTTAACAGCCAGCGGAGGCACATGCTCACCAGCGATAAAGGCATCGCGGAACTCCTCGACATGGGTCTGGTCGATCTCACGGATGTTGTAATTAGTTTCGACATACAGCTCATCGACGCCCAGCAGGTAGGTTTTGCGGGTGGTGATATCGGTTTCGCTGTTTTTCTTGTCGTCGTAAATGCGCGCTAAAGTACTCATGCTGTGGTCAGCTCCCATGTCAGGACAATAATCAGGGCGGCAATCATCACTACTGCAGTGGGAATGGCCCGGTAGAAAATCTCATTTCGCTCGTAGTGACTCTTCAGGTGCGCTTTCATTGGCGATCCTCACTCAGGAAGCTTTCGCCAATACGGCCTGTATCAAGTCCGCCGTAGCTGCCACAATTGAAAGAGCCCCTGACGGCACAGCGGTCACAGTTCTCTTTGGCTTCATTGCGAGATGCATCGAACTTCGCCACCAGCATTGCTTCGCGCCATACCTGTGCTGCACGCAGCCAGAAACCTTTACTCTCCAGTTCGGCGGCCTGCTTCGCCTTGGAGCTGTATCTCTCGCTCTCAACCGGTAACGGGGCGGTGTTGATCGAGTAACTCCAGTCACTTGCCCGCTTCAGAATCCCCTTGGTGAACAAAGGTTTGATAAATCGCTTCACTGACGTCTCATGCAGGCCCATGAGCTTGCAGAGTTCACGGACCTTCAGCGGGCCATTGCGGGTAATCAGTTGAAGAATTTTTGATTCGTGGTTGATCATGATTTTCTCCCGTTAACCGCGAAAGCCGTGAGGCACTGAGCTGTCAGGCTGTGGAATGACAGTGATATCCCGCTGCATGTTGCGCTTAAGGGCATTCCATTCAGAGCGCGGCGGGCGACCGGCCTTATCCCATTTGGTCGCTGACTGGAGATAGCCAGGCAGGTTGCCGGGGATGAACAAAGTTTTGGGCCGCATGTACTGGTATTCCTCAGTGCCTTCCCAGTGGGCGTGTTTGTAATCCACCACCAGGCAAAGCTCTTCCACCGTAAATGCATCTTTCAGCCGGGATTTGATGTGACCCATCGAAGACTGCGCCTCTGTGTGCTTAGCGCCAGTAACTTTGTTCAGGTGACGTAAAATCTGACGTGATCGATTAACAATTGACCACTCATCGTCTGGTTGCGACGCAACCTGACAAAAGGGTTTT